CTAATTTTGAGCCAGGAGCCGCGACACCGTTACCCAGTGGATTGCCTCCTCCAGTTCTAGGCGTTTTAGTGAGGGCTGCATTTTCTGCTGCTGATGCCATTGAATCTTCCTATAAATATGAGTATGGCTTATAGTGGTAAATTTAGTCCTAAAAATACCAATAAATATTTAGGTGATCCTACGAACATCTGGTACAGATCGCTGTGGGAACGCCGAGTTATGGTGCATTTGGATGAAAATCCAAGCGTGATTGAGTGGTCTAATGAAGAAATCGTGATACCTTATTTATCGCCTGTGGACAATAGAGTTCATCGGTATTTTCCCGACTTCTTCGTGAGAGTGAAGAACAAACATGGGTTGGTCGAGGGGTTTATCTTAGAAGTCAAACCAGCCCATCAGTCTGCTCCTCCGCAAAAGAAAAGCAAGATCACTCAAAGATATATTCGAGAAGTCGTGACGTGGGGTGTCAACGAAGCCAAATGGAAAGCAGCCACTGAGTATTGTAAAGATCGAAAGTGGCAATTTAAAGTTATAACGGAACACGACCTAGGAATCTAATGCCATCACTATTTGACAAATTTAGCAAAGAGATGACAGCCGTTGGTGTTAAACCAAGAACCGCTGCAGCCCAATCGTGGATTCAGAGTAAGATCGGGCAACTTCGTATACCGACCAATCGTTCTAATATCCTCAACGACGCCAGCCGCATCTCTTCCAAGGCATTCATCGGGAAGATGTATTTCTTTCATTATAATCCAAAGTATAAAGACACGCTTCCAGTCTGGGATAAGTTTCCGCTCGTCATTCCGATGGAACTGTACTCAGATGGTTTCTTGGGATTAAACCTCCATTATCTGGACCCATATAACAGGCTACTGCTCTTAGATCGCCTGATGGATTTTATAAACAACGATAAATATGACGATACGACGGTATTTCGTCTATCGTATGATTTGCTATCTCGATCAAGACGATATTCATTGTTCGAACCATGCATCAAGAGATACTTGTTGCAGCACATAATGTCCTCGCTAATCTATATCGAACCAGACAACTGGGAAACAGCGATATTCCTACCAACCGAAAAGATGGTGTATAGAACATAATGGCAGATTTACCTGATGCTCCAGAACCAGAAAATGGAATACTAGAAGAAGTTGTTGTAAAAGCGCGCAGAGATCTTCCAGCAAATTTCAATAATTTGGATAATTTCAAGCGCCAAGATTTCCTTAAATCTTCTCAATTTATTTTCAGAATTCTTACAAAGCCTCGCGGTTTAAATACTATTGAATCGGCAGATTTAAAGGAATTTTCTTTATTTTGCGAATCCGTAGAATTTCCAGGAAAAAATTTAAACGCTACAGATATAAAAATTCCTGGCTTAAACAAAATTCGAGTTCCTTTCAGTAAAGAATATCAAGAAATTACGACGACATTTATCCACAATCATAAAATTCCAGCGTATGAATTCTTTACTGATTGGCACGATATTGTAACTGGTACAAACAACGGCACAGAAAACTATTATTTTGATGAATTGGTAACTAATTTTAATATTATACAATTCACAGATATGCCGCAAGGAAAATTTAGAAAACTGGGTGGACTTTCTTCAATTCTAGAATCAATTGATAGTTTAAACAGAAATTTATTTGATTCAAGTAAATTGTTTAGAATTACAGATATTGGTCAAACATTTATTAACAGAGTCAATGCAGTTGGCTCTGGCTCCGATAAGGGTGTGATTTTTGAGTTAGAATTTAGAAATGCATACCCAGTCAGCGTCGCATCGATGGCTTCAAGTTGGGCTGATGACGGGTTTCATAAATTATCAGTAACTTGGGCGTATGAAAGATTTATTGTTAATGGTTATAACAAAAATGAAACACCTTCTTGATATTATAAAATAGTGAGGATATAATGGCATTACCAAAAATTGACTTGCCTATTCATGAATTAAAAATTGTTTCTCTCCCTGAAGTCGTTAGGTTTAGACCATTTCTAGTGAAGGAAGAAAAACTTTTATTGATGGCTTTGCAGTCGGATGACGAAGATACTATCTTAAAAACAATCAAACAAGTAATTAATAACTGTCTGGTTGATAATGTTGACATCGACAAGATTCCCATTTTCGATATTGAATACTTGTTTCTAAACATTAGAGCAAGGTCTATCGGAGAAAAGGTAGAGTCATATTTTGTTTGCAGAAATGTCGTCGGAAAGTCGACCAATGAACAAGGCGAAGAAGAAGATGAATTTTGTTTGCATATGATGCCTGTTGAGGTAAACATCTTAGATATCAAACCACCAATCGCAGATTTACCTTCTAAGATTTATCTAACAAAAAACATTGGCATTCAATTGGAATATCCAAACATTCGTACATTTAAGTCTATAAAAAATATGACATTGTCCGATGATAACGAACAAGTGTTTGAACTAATTTACGATTGTACAGATTATGTGTTTGATGACTCTGGAGTTTATTATAGAAAAGAATCTAGCAAAGAAGAATTCTTTACGTTTCTTGATAGTTTAACCCAAGAGCAATTCGATAAGATTACAGGCTTCTTTGAAAATTTGCCGATTATTGAACACGATGTTAAACATGTCTGTCAAAAATGCGGATTTGAACATGAGTTGCATATGGAGGGACTCACCGATTTTTTTACCTAACCTTTCGTGATATGTCTTTGAAAGCGTACTACAGTAACATGTTTACGCTAACTCACCAATACAAATATACATTGACAGAATTGGAAAATATGATACCGTTTGAGCGAGATATGTATGTTGGTATGGTAAACAGTTGGGTGAAAGAAGAAACTGAGAGACTCAAAGCAAAAAATATTGAAAAACAACAACAGTTAGAAAGAATAGCCAAGTCAGCCAAGAGAAGATAATGGGATTAGCATCTTTAGCATCAACGCTCTACTCAATTCAGTCTAGAAAAAACGTTCCATTAAGAACTGCTTTTTCTATGATGGTTAGAGAAGATCTAGCCACACGCTTTTCTGTTTTTAATTTAGTCAAGACTGTAACTAAATCTGAATTTTTAGCAACGGTAGCCCATGCGAAATATGGGAAAAAGACGCCATTGCAAAAAGAAGAAGAGAAAGAGAAAGAAAAACAAAAACAAATTGAATTAAAGAAACAGCAAAGATTACAAAAATTCGAGCGTTTTACTGCAAACTCTATTGGTTATTTGAATAGAAAGGTTATTCTATTAGAAACCATCACTCAAAAAAATACAGAACTCATTACCAGCATCTATAATGATCTGGGGTATTTTAAAGGTCAAAGAAAAGTAAATGTAACGCAGATAAATCCGAAATCGATTCGAGCACCTCTGCGTGTAAAAAGTGTCAAGGGTAAAATTGACAAAATCAATGAAGAGATTGAAAGGTTGAAGTTGGTCAAATTAAAAAAGGATATAAAGCCAACTGAGAAAAAACCTAAAGAAAAGAAAGAACCAAAAAAAGAACAAAATATTTTACTGGATTTGTTAGGTTCTATTGCAACTAACCCACTTCTTTTAACAGCAATTGCTCGCGGCGGTCTTTCCAGAGCAATCAGTTTAGGTGGTATTGGTGCTGCCATTGGATCAGCAATCAGTTTACCTAAAAACCTTGGCGTGATATCAGATAGACTACAAGGAAAAGAAGTCTATCAAGATCCATTACAAGAAAAGATAAGCCAAGCAATCACTCCAATTACTGGAGGGTTGGGTGTTGGTGCCACGATTGGTATTGGTACTGAATTAAAAAGATTATATGGCAGAAAAAAGAGTGTTCGCGCGGAAAGAAAACTAAAACAATCTGATAAAAATGATCGAGTGCTTCAAAAATTAATTGATCGTGGAATGACAGAAAAAGAAGCCAAAGCAGTGCAAAAGGCGCGCATGGGCACTGCTATGAAAATTGAAAGATCGTTCATGAAATGGGGCAAATTAAGTAAATTGTTCTATGGTTTTTCTCGAGCACTTCCAGCACTAACTGCCGCCGAGGTTGTTTATGAGATCGGAAAGATCTCAAATTATGTTTCTCAACGCGCAACTAATAAAATTTCAGAGGCTGAATTTAAGAAAAATGTATCCAAAAGTCTTGGAGAAATCACAACAACTATTGGACCAACAACACTAGGTGGTATAATTGGTGCTGCAGCAGGAACTGCATTGTTTCCAGGAGCAGGAACAGTATCGCTAGGTGCTATTGGCGCTACTCTCGGTGGAGCAGTTTCTCTATTCATGCCTGATGAAAGTGAAGAGAAGGTCGGCGAATGGCTGTACGGATTATTATTTGAAGATAAAACTGCTGGTCCACCACCCAGCGCAAAATCAGTTCCAGAGCCATCGCAAGAAAAAGGAACATCATCACCAGCACCAGTGAAATCGCAACCAAACGTAGAAGTGCCAGCAGGTGTAACATCATCCTCAACCATTCCTGGTTTTCAAAGAATTTCTTTTACAAAAGAAGGTAAGGAATTAGAAATCCGTGAAGGTGGTGATTTAAATTGGAGAAATAATAATCCTGGCAATATTCGTTATGGTGACTATGCGAAAAGTATGGGTGCAATTGGTGAGAATAAGGGATTTGCTATTTTCCCAACAATGGAAATGGGTAGAAAGGCTGCTGATAAATTACTACAAGGAAGTTCTTACAAAGATTTAACTATCGCTCAAGCGATTGCAAGATGGGCACCAAGGGCAGATAATAACAATCCAGAATTGTATGCAGCAACTATTTCTAAAATGACAGGATTAAACCCGAATAGAAAATACGTTGATTTAAATTCAACTGAAAAGGGAAAATTTTTGGATGCAATGTATCGAATTGAGGGTGGCAAGTCAGGAAGAGTAATCAAATCTCCGTCAGTTGACGTGCGTACAGTGCAGATTCCAGAAGTTGTTTTGAAGCCAATTGAGCCAGCGATGGTCGGCGCACTTGCTGAACCACCACCATCATTAAGTTTGATACAAGAGGAAGATGATACTAATATATTAGCGACAAATTTAATTGAGGCTCAGATTAAATCAGAAGCAGCATTAATGGCTGCAGCACAAATACAAAATCAAGTCAATGTGGTGTCTTCAGAAACTGTGAAGTTGAGAGATAGTGTAGAGCAGAATGAGACTTTTCCTTCCTCAACAAATCCTGATTTAGATGAATACATACAAGACGCAATACGGTCAACATCACACACAGCAATGGATATTTAAAAAAAAAGGGGGACCGAAGTCCCCCTGAAAACATAAACTGTTTTCTAACTAAAATTACTCAGCAGCCAACTTCTCGAAGAAAGCCATGTCATCGTCATCCGAGACACTTACGCTTTCAGCAGTTACTCTCTTGGCAGGAGCCGAACGAACGATAGGAGCAGACGCTTCCTCATCTTCGATCTTGCGAGCAGTAGCAGCAGTTGCACCACCAGCACCAAGAACCTTATCCAACTTCGCCTTCAACTCATCGTACGACTTGAAGTTATCTGCCTTCAAGAAGTCCTTGAGTGAATATGCTGACTTCCAGACCTTTTCGATCTTATCATCTTCACCATCGAACAACGGCGCAGGTGCTTCAAACTCAGACTTGTCGTAGTTGCGATAACCTTCAACATTACGAATCTTGATTTTGAAGTTTGCACCCTTCCAGAAGTCAAACGGATTCATCGGCTTTTCATCTTGGAATTGCGGTTCAAGTTGTTCCTTGATCTTATCAAAGATTTTCTTGCCGAACTTAAAGAGGAAAACCTTGCCCTCATTTTGCGGACGCTTGGCATCAGAGACAACCAAAACATTTGCAATGTAGGTCAACTTGCGCTTTTGCTTGCGAGCGATTTCCTTATTGGCTTCGATGCCACTGTTCCAAAGAACTGTATTGTACTCAGACACTGGATCGGTCTTACCAAGAGTGGTCAAAGAATTTTCGATGTACCAACCACCAGGACCTTGGAAACCATGGGACCAGATTTGTACCCACGGCAGACCGTCTTCACCGTCAACGGCTGGCGTATCTAGAAAACGAATAACTGCGTATCCGTTGCCAGCAGCGTCAACTTCAGGTTGCCAGAAACGCTCATCCGCGCCCTTGCCGCCACCATTATTACCACCTGCTGATTGCTCAACAGCCTTCTTCAATTTGTCAAGGGAAGAACCCTTCTTAAGACTTGATAGACTCATTTGTATATCCTCGTATAGCGTTGTATAAATTGTATTTTCGACTT